ACCAATTGCACCAGCGGCATCCGCCATTTGTACTAAACTGTCATAAATTCCAGTTTGATCGATGACAACATCAGGCGCACGAAGTGTTTCTTTCCATTCATCCGTACCGGGAGAAAGAACAACGTCCCCGGTCCAGGAAAATACCATGTATGGATTTACATTCTCTGCATAAGAAGCATAGGGCTGAGAAATATAGTTCGCGGTATAATAGTTTAATGTCAAAAGCGATCCGGTCTTTCTTACATTTGATGAATCGGCCGAATTAAAAATCAGGCGAAGATTGTCTTCATAGTACATTGGCCGAAGACGACCAGCTGAACGGTCCATTGATACGCTATAGTCGTTGTTTGTAACTGCACCCACATTTGAACCATAGAAGCTATCCACCACAAATCCGTTTTTAAACCGATTTCCAGTGGCATCAAAGATTTGAGTATTTGCCGTGTCTTTTTCCAGCAATGAGAGAGATGTGTAATACTCTAAATTCGTGACTCGTTTTTCGATTTTACCAATATCGCGCATCGTATAGCGCTTATTGTCGATCATCGTGGGAATTGTATCCGCATCGCTGAACGTATACGCACCAAGACGAATGATATAAAGAACCATTGCATCCTTCGGATCTTCGGGTGCAACAGGATTAATAGCAGAAGTGCCCTTCGCAACACCAAACTGTCCGTCTCCAGTGACATAAATCTTATCAACTCTCGGAAGATAATGCTGAATATCCGTGGTCATAATACTATTGGCCTGGAATAGTGTTACGAGCGAGGAATTTGTTCCTGAAAAATTTGCACCATCATTTCCCTTTGTGGGTCTGAAATCGATGGCATCACGCAGCTGAATAAATCCATTCGAAGACTGATATGACGGAATGACTCCGTAATCAACACCCGAATAAGAATCTACTGAGAAATAATCTCCGCCACCATGAGTAAAATTCTTTAAAACAACCAGTAATGCACCTACCGGAGCCGGCACATTGTGTTTTAACTGAATTCGCGCTTGATCATAGAAATTATCACGTTGGCCGTTATCAACAATATAACGATCCGTTACATTTAGATGTGCCGTTGTTGCCGCTGTACCTAGCGCCGGAGACATATAGATTGCACTTACCTCAAACAAATCTGTTACTCCAAGAAGGTCGTAACTACCCGCAGCTGTGTTTGGTGTTGCAAAGGCAACATTTGTATTTGCTGAGAGAGTTTTAGTCTTTTCAACAATATTTCGGCGAGTAGGAGCAATAATGTTTGCGGTTATACTTGCTACGCCGTATGTGAGGGTGACACTTGATCCGCCTCCTACAAGAGCAACTGTAGTTGGTACAATGAAAGCACCACTGGTAGCGTTTACTGTTATGTAATCCGCGGGTGTTGTTGACTGGAAAGTTTCATTTGAAATTGCCGAAAGCGAGCATACAGAACTACCGTTAATGCTCACTGCATCAAATTTACGCTTTACTGTATATAAATTGTCATTTGTAATGAAATCAAGACTGCGAAGCGTCTTCACAGTATTTACTGGCAATGCAAACACAAGTGAATTGTTTGATGTGTCCTGCAAGCCTGATCGAAGGGCTCCGCTTGATATAGCATCAGCCACATTTGCTGTAAAAGCAGCACCAGACGCCAACGTCTGCTGCAGAGTAATAGCATCAGCATTAAACGTATAGCCCGCATTCATCTGTATATCAAAAAGATACAGTTTATAAATTGCCGTTGAAGTGTTGACTGTTCCACTTACATATTCAATTGCTCTTGCACGTGCAGTACCGCGAGTAACTGAACCGCTATCTCTAAGATTGATCGTGCTAAAATTGACAATGTCAGGAAGACTTACAACGGTGTCAATGTAAATATAATTTCCAAGAGGTAAGAGAGTCGAAGCTGCATTTAAGAAATTGTCGTCACGAGCCTTTTCAACCTCAACGTATACGGTTGATTCACTTGCAATTCGGTATCCCTTTACATATGCAACAGAAGGTTCAAGGCCGACTGCCAAACGAGCATCTCCAAAGGTGTTAGCTTCGCCATCAGTAGTTAATTGAAGAGGATAGAGTGCTCTGAGTTGCGCAGTTGTATAACGCCCACCATTGCTTCCAGTGTTGCGCAATTCACGCACATTCACCTGAAAGGGGCGTACTGTGTAATTACCAGATTCTTCAAATGTTCTTTGTGCAAGAATATCTCCAAGTTCAGAGTATTCTGTACGAGCCGTTGCCTTGATATCACCATTCTCAATCACGAGCAACTGAATGATATTTGCCTCAACTCGTGAGGAAAGTAATAGAGGTTCCTTTGCTAACGTCAGAGTAATCTGATAACGATGCGCTCCGGGAGCCGCAGCATTTGGAGAACCAGCTGCATTATCCGTGAGCGTTGAATCTGTTGAGGAAGTGACAACCTGTTCAAGGACTTTATACACAACACGAGTATTTACATTTGTAGTGTATTTTTCCAGAATCAGACTTGCCGCAGGAGTAAAAACAAAATTACCCGAAACGAAGAACACGCCTTCATTGACTGACACTCGAGTTCCGAGGCCAGTCGGAAGAACACCAGATGCGCTAGCCTTTACTTTAAAGAGTGTAACGCCACTATCGTTTGCTGTCAGAACTTCTTCCGGAGCAAAAACGAGTGTTGTATTATTTGTTCCCGCCTTTGTGTACTTTACAAAAAGCGTAAGAGGATCGGGTGATGCTGTTGCAGTGACTGCAAGCACTGTTGCAGTAACACCGCTCGTTCCGCCCGTGATAACTTTACCAATGACTGCCTCTCGTCTTCCAGCTGTGTCGGATGTGTATGATGCACCAGCATTTGTAAATGTAGTTTCGCATTTAATATATGCAAATCCACTATCCAAAGATGCAAGACCGCCAATCGCAGCAGAACCATCCTTAAAAATATGCCGACCAAATCGATCAATCTGAGCCTGAAGCGCGGTCTGAAGCTGAGTCAGTTCTCGAGTTTGTACAGAGACGCCTGGACGAAACAAAATCCTTTGATAGTTTTTTGTCTCATCATAATCATCATAATAAGGCGCAACATTGTATGTTTTAATTGGCATATTCGGAAATATTAAAATTCAGTGATAACCTTGATATCTTCAATCTGCGAGGCAGACCGGTTGATTGGTGCTCGATTTTCGACAAAGATGATTTTTCCAGAGAATCTATCTACTTCCGGATTCTGCAATGAGGCAATGACTCCAGTTCCAACGCTGCTCTGTCCCGTAATTGTTTCGGCAGTTACAAAAGTGCCATATCCAGTTTTATCATTTTGGTGATAGCGAACAACACCAGTTGCACTATCCCACGAATCAAGATATGCAACGGCTCCACTTGTTCCACCCGTAAAATAATTACCAATCACCAGTGCAGAAGAACCCGTCAGAGTCATGCCTTTCAGAGCCTTTAGCGTTGATGCTGTTGCAACTGTTGTAGTTCCGTAATTAAATGGATTTTTGACAATTCCCAATTGCCGAAACGAGTTATTAATAATAAAATCAGTACCTTCCGCACCCGTCAGGCTTATGCTCAAACCGCTATAAAATCCACCAAGTTCTTCAACTGGATTTGATCCGTGACCATTTGCAGGAGAAAGAACAGCTCTGACTGTGGCCGCAGCTGAAAAACCACCACCACTCAGTGTTACATTTGCAACACTGTAGTTAGAACCGGCATTTGTATTAAAGCCCGAACCAGTTGTCGTAACCGTTACACCTGTTACAACACCACCCGCGATTGTTGCTGTTGCAAGAGCTCCAGTTCCATCACCCACTACCGTTACGGTTGGAACAGTTGCATACCCTGTTCCACCACTCGTAACGACATAACGATAAATTTTACCTTTAAGAGCTGCAATATTTGCATTTTGATTTGCGTATTGCGTTTGATCCGCCTCGCTTAGATCTTCTGCAACTCCAACGGTCTTTACCACGGTCGTCACCGAACCAACCGTTGACGATGTTGTGACAACCGGAAGTGCCACCGTTTTGACTGGAATATAGAAATTAGTAAGAAACTTTGTGGCGTCCACCGTGGCCACGGTGTACATGTATTTCCAGAGATATCCATCACCCAACAGAACGGGTGCAACTGTTGCGGTATCGACGGGTTTATTTGTGCTTGTTCCTGCACCAGCCTTAATGCACTTATAGACCTTGTATTCGTCGGTAATAATGTAGTATGGCTTCGAATAGATGTCAGGGTCTTGATCATCCCATGCAACATATGTGGCTCCTGATACCCACGTGAGTGAAACATCAACATTTGAAACAGAAGCATGGCGGGGCATGACGTTTGTGACGTCCCCCGAGGCGATTTTCTTTAATGCCGACATATTCTGATATGCGTCATTGATTTCAACGAGACTGTCGAGAGGTGTAGGTGCTTCCGAATCGGTTGTGGTTGCGAGATTGGCTGACCACGCATCTGATCTACCTACGAATAGATAATAGCTATTTGCAAGATCCGCGACGGAGTCCTTGAAGTTATTTGCGTTGAGCGTCCGAAAAAGAGAAGTGATGATAGCAGCCATAGTGAGGGTCTTTAGATATTAGAGAGAGTAATGAGAGAACCTACGTTACCCCAAGGTATTTGGTTATTTATATCATTTGAGTCGGCTTGTTCGATCGTATAATTTGCATAAGTGTGCATTTCAGTGCCTGGATCAAAGAAGTGACCAATACTCTGGTACCTCTTTACTAGCATTTCAGGATGTGCAGAATTGGCCGAAACAATGGGTATTTGATCAAAGAGAAGAGTAAAGTGAGTGCCCTTGAATACTGTTGAATCATAAACCGCAGTGACTACACCAAGCTTATGAGGACTGCGCGTACTGGCAGCAGTAAAGAGACTCCGAAGATATGCGGTGCCATCGTTCTTCTTTGGAAAAGGAATCATCGCCTGAGGCACCACAAAAGACTCATTCCAGACCATTGTGGCAGTGCCAATGGTACCAGCCTCAATGGTACATACCCATGCAGTATTTCGATTCTGAGTGGATCCATGAGGAATAAACACGAATGCTGAAACCAGTTCATCACGAGTATCAGCATCGGTAGTACGAGTCCATGCTCCGGCGTTCACCTGATAGATACCATTCTGAGAGGTGGTTGTTTGATTCTTTACTAAGACCCGGTCTCCTGCAATCACGGCAAGACCGTCAATTGTCTGAGGTGCACTTAGAGTAATATTCGCCGTTGTTGCCGCAACACAGCGTTCTTTTCTGCTGAATGGCTCGCCGGAAAGACCATCAGTAATACTCTCGGCAAACCCAACAAAAATCGGTACTGGCAAATCCTCGTCTGAAATTAACCCGGGCTGGTGAGTATGCATCGAACTATAGATTCGAACATCGTCTCTTCCGTCAATAATATCTAACAGTTTAATGTTTAAATCTTCAAGCGTAAGATCGACCAGGATACCATTCACATATTGTTTACCGGATAACCATAAATCTAGATCCTGGATAATATCAACTGGAAAGGCATTTACGTTTTCAATAAAGATAACGATCTGACCAAAGAAAATAAATCCAGCAGGATGGACCAAACGATTAAATTCGTTTTTCCAAGTATCCGTATTATTGCCCGTCTGAATTACATAGGAAAATTGCTGATAAAAATACGAATCCTGAAGCTTTATTGTATCCGAAAGAAATCCTTTGTTATCAACATAACCACCCGGAAGAGGTGCATCAGCCGCGGTCACACCCTGTACACCTTGAATGCCTTGAATGCCTTGTACACCCTGAGTCACAGCTTGAATAAATTGAATACCTTGTACACCTTGAATAAATTGAATACCTTGTACACCTTGAGTCACGCCTTGTACGCCCTGAATTCTATCTGAGATGCCTTGAATGCTTTGAATAAATTGAATGCCCTGTACACCTTGAGCTACGCCCTGAACGAATTGAACACCTTGAACGCCCGTGACTTGCTGAATGCCCTGAACGCCCTGAGTTACACCTTGAATTGCTTGTACTCCTTGAATGCCCTGAGATCCCACAAGAGTATTACCAACAAATTTTGGCCTCTCCGCGGTTTCATCCCAATTACCAGAAGATGGTATCAGCATATCCTCGCGAGGATAATATACCTGTACATTATCCTGAAAAAGGATTTTAAAAAATAGGCGAATGGAATCAACTGAGCCTCTCACAGAATAATACTGGAGTAGGCTTTTGTATAGTTTTACCTTGTCAATCTGTACGTTTTTAGGAATTGCCGCTGCAATTTCTTTTTGTAAAAGGGCCAGATATTTTTCATCAACAAGGTCAATATCACGAGAATTGTTAATCGAATTAATCTCATAGCTCGGATTCCCGGACAAATTCATGTAGTCATAATAACTCTTTAGCAGCTCAATAAGCGCTGCTGACTTATCACGAAGACCCGAAGGAATTAAGGATTCTACGCGAGAAGTCTCTTTTCTTTTCCGACGAGTGCTTGCAAGAGTTTCAATTGAATACGCCATATAAAAAATTACCGGTGACGTGCCGTCGTTGTATAGATCACAGCGCCCGAAGAACCAGCAACCGCAATCGTATCATTTTCGCCGACTACTACGACTTCCTGCAAATCAATTGAGAGGAGCTGGTTTCTTTTTGGAGCAATGTCGTTCGAGTTCGGAATCACGGTAAACCGAATTGCCGGAGACGCTCCGCCACCCGCAGGCGGATCTACTATAAATCCTGAAATCGTAATATTGCCTGTTGCTGCATATAACATTCCGACTTCCTTCACCTTTTCAACAGTTCCGTTTACAAGCTTACACATGAATATTTTTCTATTGTATGATCCTTCAACCACAAAATCTCTAAAATAATGTTCAATGCCACCCACTAAAAAAGCATTTGTTGAGAGTACAAATGAATCGGAAGAACTCTGATAAATCGGACCTGAAAAATTTAAATCAAAGTAATTGTTATTTGTATTGGATGGAGTGGCTTCTTTATACATGAAGACGCGAATTGTGGAATTCAGGATGGACGGTTCCGCATTATCAATCTCTCTTAAAAGTTTTGAATGACGAAACACTCCATCGAATTTTAAAAGATCATCATCATTATACGCAATCACCGCCTCACGTACCAATGTTTGCAGTTCAACAAGAGCTCTATCTGTCAAATTAGCATTGTATTTAAAAAATACATCCAGCTCAAGATAGGTATACTCGGGATCGACTAAAATAGGAGTAATTGAGACTACATTCTTACCCGCAAGAACAGAAGATAGAATTGTAGTTTTCTCCGCGCCTGTGAGAGTTTCTGCTCCAATAGGTTTCACAGAAATATAAACTTTTCCAAAATCTGGAACAGTATTATCTTCTCCACCCCATACTGAAATTGCCTCAACGTTTGCCACATTCTTTAAAATAATTGCACGATAGTCATCCGCCGTGACCGCTCGATTTTGTGCAGTAAAGGTAAGAGGTGCATTATAGCGAATTGATTCAATTGATTCACGAACTCCGCCGCCATATGAGTTTGTTGCAACAGTAACCGCAATATTACTGTAACCTGAAATGGTATCAACAGAAGTAAACAGACTGGCTCCGTCCGCAACAGTTCCATCCGTATAGACGTATTCGATCTCAACAATGTTATCTGAGGTTGGCATCTTACCCAGAATACCGTCTCCAAAGTAAATTTCATAGAGTCCCTGAGGAGTTTCCTGCAGATAATAAATCTGAGAATTCTCGTCGATATTTACAAGTGATGTAAATTGCGTATAGATCGAATATGAATCGGATTCGGTATTCGCCTTTAACCTCACGCGCATTGTGCTTGTATCAATGTTCGCATCTGGAATTTCAAATTTTTGATTTCCAAGTGAGGTATCAACTCGATAGATCATTCTCTTGAGCGTACCCTGACGGACCGGAATATTCGTAAAGGTATATTTACCTCCACTCACCGGCGCAAGATGAGATTCAAGAGCAACAAAATAATAACGAACTTGATCTACTACTGTAGAAAACCGAGTCCCTCGTAGGATTGTTGCCTGATTTGCAACAGTTGCACCCGGAGTGACAACAACATTAATGACCGCCTTTGATGATGACAATGATCTCGGAACATACCCCAAGAGTTTTGCATGAGAGACTACATTTCCACGAATCTGAGCCGAATCTAAAAACGTCTCATTCAAAGAGAGATGCGCCACCATTGCATTGTAGTGAGTATTATATGCGAGCACATCGAGAAGAACGGAAAGGCCCGAGCCATTAAAATCCCAATCGTTGTATTTTGATTGCGACCGAAAATGAGCCTTGATTGAATCCTTGATTGTGGCAAAATCAAGTTCAGAGACGTTGAATGAAGACATATGGCAAAAATTAAATTAACGGAGCCGGGAAAGAAAGAGTGTGATATTTACTTCAAGGTTTGGAGAAATCACTCGAAATGATAAATTTACATGATATCGATTATTATCGGAATCATCAATGATCTCTACATTAATTGAATCAATTCGAGGTTCATTTTCTCGAAGGACTCCAAGAATAGACTGCCTGAGTAGAATGATCGTAATAACATCGGCGGGTTCAAAGAGAAGATTACTCAGATTTGATCCAAGATTCGGCCGGAATGGTCTTTCATGAAAATTAGTTGATATTAAATTTCTAACTGCGTTAATAACAGCAGCTGTATCTGTTAAAGGCATAATATCATGAAAAATAGGATGAAGAGCCAATGACAGATCAAGATCGGAATACAGACGGCCACTCGAAACGACAGATGTTTTCTGGCCTGATGTATTATAATCCGAGAAGGTTTGAACAGAATTTGCCATGAAGAGTGTACTCTATTTATATGAATTGTCTAGACTTTAGTTGGCGCTGCGACAAAGCCAGTAGCACTTGTATTTGCTGGGGTTACCTGGCCAGTCAGGGTCGCCGATGCTGTTGTATTCGTTGTTAAATTTACGTCAAGTGCCGTGGCCGCGGCCTGTGCGTTATCAAGAAGAGATCCAGCATTTGACAGAAGCGCTCCGGGAGATTGTACTAGTTGTGCTATGGACCATGCCTTCTGTACCTGAAGAAAAATACCAGTTTGTGGTATCGACGGAATAATGCTATCCAGCGTCGGCAGTTTTATATTTCGACAGTCTAATTTGGCCAGCTTTTCCTGTATTGCATTGAGTAGTTTTGTAAAAGCAGCAACTGTCTTTGCGTATAATTCAACCAGTGCTATATACTTGGCATACGCTCCGCCAGCAATCTTTTTTGCCCACTTAATTAGCTTTTTAAGATTCGTTGGGGGAATTGCAATTTCAGCCTGACGGGCAAGTTCTTCTAACATTGTTTCAAGCTGTAGTTTAATCATCGCCTGAATGTCTTTTATGAGTTCCTCGAGTGCACTGCAGTCTGGAATTTCTGCAACTTTATCGGCTATTTTAGTAATCTGATCAATCGGATTATTTGATGCGTTTGTCATAATTTATGTTTCCTATATTGGTGTAATTCCGGTAATGATGCCGTTCGTAATTTGAACAATACTGTTACCACATGTCACAGTTCCAGATGCGCCATTTCCGCATCTGACAGATCCATTTAGATCTATTGTTGCATAGTTTAAATTGATTCCATTGGATGTGAGACTCACAATTGTGCCATCCGTATTGTTTGCGGCTAAATTTCCATTTGATTTAAGTTTATCAGTGTGAGTATTTGCAATTGTCTTTGATGAATTTATACCACGCTCCGCATCAATGTGATCAGACTGCTCTACCTTTGATTGGCGATGACCATGAATATATTCGGTTTTATCGCCCTTTACCTCAAGATGATAATTTCCTCCAACGTACTGCCTGAGATTGCCATCAATTGTCATGTTAACATTACCTTTGCCTCCGCCATCAGTTGACGAAGCTCTTACGTGTATGTAATCATCGCCGATAATTACTGTTTGATTAGATCCAACGACCGTTGTTATTTTATTTCCCTTCTTATCAATTTCTGTATATGTTCCTGATTTATGATAATCGAGTAATCGTTCATGGCCCGGTGTATCATCAACTTCAAAAACATGGCCAGATTCACTTTTAAAAACGTGATTTTTAGGATATTCTGGTTTTACGGTATCAGCGATATTCCAATTGGTCATTTTGTATGCTTCTGGTTCTGACGCCTGTCCTGTCATGGGAGGGCGTTGAGCAACTGGAATGTCTGTGCCTAAATATTTCTCTCTGGACTTATATGCCTCTGATTGAGCAAATTGTGTTCTCGCCTCAAGCGGAGTATCAGGAGTTCCTAGTTTAGCTGGAAGAGGATAGTTTCCAGCCGGATCGGAAAATCCTTTTGTTTTATCTGGCTGTTGTTCCGTCATTGATGGAATTGTTCCAAGAACAATAGGATCCTGAGCGGATGGACCATCACGGAAAAAACCAATCACCCAAGAACCGGGTAATACTCCTGTTGCGGACATTCCAATTCCTGACATTGATGCAGAGTTTACAGGGGTCATAACCGACGCCCAAGGTAAGTTTTCCGTTTTAATAAGACCTCGATCATCCGTATGATAACCAATGCAACGCACTTTTATGCGTCCCATCTGCAATGGATCATTCACATCCTCCACGACTCCAGTGAACCAGGAAAAAACACCACCTATAAAACTGTCGTGAGAATAGCTCATTTAAAAACCTCAGTTGAATATGCATCGGTATTTGCGCGGACATCGCAATAATACTGTTTTTCAAATTTATGAATAACCGAAGTTATTAAATAGTATCCGCTAAACATTTTTTGATTTTCGACGTCGTCTTTTTTATCCAATTCGTTTGTTGGCTTAAACGTCGATCTCAATTGTAATTTAACGATTTTACCCGAATGAAAATCCAAATCTCCAGTAATAGTAAAGTCATGAGAGATAAACTGCATATTTTCATTCACTGAATTTGCAACATTTATAGATTTATTTCTTGTTGCACTATGGTAGTTATTATTACTTCCGAGTGATTTTCCGTTTAACGAAATGTAATTAACATTTGCATCACTGAACTGCGAAAGTGTTAATCCACCGGCATTTATTTGTGCACTGATTGATTCAAATGCCCGTATCGTGTTAGCTATTTCGGCTTTATTAAATGGATTTTTTCTTAAATTAAATTTATCAGTAGTTACATCCGTTTTTGAGGCTTTGTCAACTACTCCACGTGCTTCAGGGAAAAATGCATGAGAAAGAGGTGAATTTGTTCCGATTTTTGCCATATTTGGAAACTCCACACCATAATTAAAATCAAGAGTTTCAATTTTCTTTGACGAAATATTCACATAAACGGATTTTGAAGCATAGGCTCCATTTATGCTAGACAGATATTTTGATATTCCAATATTTGAAGCTAAATTTAAAATGCGGCTCTTTCTTTGTTTAAAATCCTCTGCGGTTCCAACTCTGTATTGAAAAAACTGACCGTCGGTGTATTCTCTAATGTTGTTCTCCTTTGCCTTCGCATTCATATCTGTATGAGATTCAATATGAATTTTTCCGTCAAGAGTTTCATAGCAATACCATGGGCTTCCGTGTGAATCATAACAACGCCGAAGGACCCACAGAATAGCGTCTATTGGATTTAGATTTGGAACAATAAATGAAACTAATGGCGAAGATTGTGCACTTTGAACAATATCTGATTCCTTTACTCCTAAATCCTCGGTTAAAGTATCCTTAATAAATTTAGCCATTGTCCCAGTAAATGCCCTTGAAATCCTTTTAAGTTTTGATAAGTAAATATGCCGCGATACGCCCTTTATAGTATAAACCTCAGTTCTATTCTCCATTTTTCCATAAAGAGGATACTCAGTGACAAAAAACATTCTGCTTATTGTTTTAGGTTTAGGTTTTTCTCTAGAAGCAGAATCTGCCGGTTTTGTGCCTGCGGTCTCTGCATCGGGTTCAGGCTCTGCCCCCTGTGTTAGATTTACTGTAATAGTCTCCTGACCTGTTAACTGGCCAATTTCAAAAAAATTAATAGAATCTTTTATATTAATCGAAAGAATCAGGCCTGCATGATATATGCTCTCGGTAATTGAAAAATCGGTTTTTAAAGTATTTAAATCGTATGTCATGCCCATATGATTTTCTAAAACAATACTTGTGACCCGATATGCTTCTGGAATATGAAGATTATCGCCAAGTAAATTTTCTAAATTTGCCGTCTTACTCATGACGCATTCTTATTAATTAGACTATAATATAATTGAACAAACTTATAGATGTAATCAGGGTGAATGATTCGAATTCTCGATCTTTGTTCGTTTACTTCAATTTCATATGCTCGGTTCGAAACTGCCGTAAGATCGGCATCGGCTGTTCCTGCTTGATTTCCTGGTCCAAGATCATTTACCCCCTGTTCGTCAACGTGCACACTATTATATGATATTAACCCCTCACTATTTAAATAGTGATGCGGAGCATCCGGAGAATTATAAACCTTAAATGATGTAACACTATCACCTGAAGTCTGCCCGGTGATTATTTCAGTATCTTGAAACAGCCTCTCAACTTGAGTAATTGATACATGCGCTCTGGAACATTTAGATATAGCACCAATAAGTGACAGACCTACTGTAAAATCTCCAGATACATATCCAACAATAAGACTTGTTTGTGATTCAACTTCAAAAATAAGAGCGGATCGAATTGTTCCATTTGGCAGAGTCATTGAAATACTTTCTCCCACAGTATAGGTGGGATGAGCGGTTCCAGTACCAGTACCAACTCCAGTCGCCGTAAAAACAGAGCCAACTGTGTTTGTTGCAGCTCCAGGAAATGTTGTATTTCCAACTGTTACAATTTTATAATTGGCTCCTACAACAAAGGAACCAGCGGTTAGTGCAACCGGTGCAGCAACGGTAAGGCGAGATTGAGCAAGAGTAACTGCCTGAAGTTGGCTTTGCTGAATATTTTTGCCTATTACAATTCCACGTGCACTCGAGGTACTTCCAAAAATTGTCTCAGCAAATAAAAATCGATTGGACAGCGAATTTGGCTGATCTACAATTAAACCGTCGCCATCTCGAGCAATATATGGCCGAGTTTCAATCGTTGTTCCAGGATACTCTTCAGCAATATATTCGATCAATTCCTGCTCGGGCATTGGCCACCCCGAAATTCCATTCTTTAGATGTTCGTTTATGAGAAAAAATACCCAGTAATATTCCGGTGTGCCATAAAGCGAATCAGAGACAATGTCAGGACGTTCGCCGTCTCTAACCTGATAATCGATATACGTTGCAATTTCATTAAAATATTGTTCATTCGCCTTTACAAATCTAAACAAATCGACGATATTCGAATCAATACCGTTGGAGCCGAAATCGTATGCTATCTTGGGAAACTGTTGAAAGAATGGCATAAGAATAGATTAGGCGTTTCTGCCCTCGGATAAAGATTTAATATCATCAAGAGTAAGCGCTCTGGTTTCTTCAAATGTTAACTGAATATCTGTTTCGACCGGATGTCCATCCGCATGAAACATATTACCACTGCTGTTATATACCGCGCTCATTGCTATAAGATAGCAGGTGTGTATTCCTGGAAGTTTTGTATTTGGTTTAGGGTCATGACCATTAAAAAAATCTATATTCCATACTGGAGGATATGTTAAAATCAAATCATTTGCCTCTGGATACATATTTTCGCGAAACAGCCTTACGATTTGACTAATTGTATCCGCCTCTTTTTTATCCTTTGGCATCATTTTAAATGAAAACTGAAACTGCCGGATTCCACTATTTTGAAATGCTGTATTTGTATTTGGAGCAATCACCTGCCTAGCTCCAAAATCTATAGCATTTGAAAGATTGTCGGCTCCTACAAATTTAGTCGCAATTGATAACGCTGCTGCAGCATTTGTGCTTTTTATTTGATTTACGATTGTTCCTACTCCCGCGCCAATTCCGGCTCCAGTACCCGAAAAAAGATTGCTTTGGTTGACTGCTGATCCAACAGCCTTTGAAACAATGTTACCTATAATTCCAAGATCAATAGAAGAATACTGCATATTGTCCGAAAAGGTGAGTCCAGAGGGAATTGGAAGAAACACAGCATAATTGCCTTCTTTCTTTAAATTAGCAACAAACTGAATAAATGGGAATATATTTCCAGCTGTTCCGTTCCCTAGGTTTGCGGGAAAACGCAGCGGCGCAGCTGATTTTGACTGCACGGTTGCAATTGAAGCCCTGATTTTTGATGCAGGTGAAATTTTTGTTTCTTCTAAGGCGTCCGCAAGGTTGTTTTTAATAGAAGGGTTAAGTTCAGCTGCTTCATAGTCGTCTGGATCTTCAGCAATCGCCAATAAACTAAGGTTTGATGCTATAAATTGAGGCTGATTAAAGGTGAAACCACCGATAGCAACATCAGTGCCGTTGTTAACAGACCCACCAGTTTGAAATGATTCATTAAAATTTAGATTTTGGTCTGTAATGCCAAGATCCGCAAAAGACTGATTAAGCTCGTTAAATTTTGGTGATGCCATAAATAGTATTTTAACTATTTATATGGCATACCGAGGTCGATTCAGTCCAAAGAACCCAAGTAAGTATAAAGGCGACGTGATTGGCATTGTCTATCGTTCACTTTGGGAGCGGCAGCTTTTTCGGTGGCTGGATGAGCAATCCTTTGTTGTATCGTGGTCATCCGAGGAGGTTGTAATACCCTATCGCTGCAAAACGGATGGTCGAATCCATAGGTACTTTGTGGATGTCAAGTTTGAATTTACGGACGGCCGCATTATGTTAATCGAGGTGAAGCCATCAAAGGAAGTGAGTCCACCCAAGAACACTGGAAGAAAGACGCGCAGGTACATTACAGAAGTTATGACCTATGCTAAGAACATCTCGAAGTGGGAGGCGGCCACTGAATATGCTGCGGATCGAGGTTGGATCTTTGAAATCTGGGATGAAAACATGTTAAGGAAACTGGGTATGAAGATCCTTTAGAATTGTGATATAAATAGATGATCTATGGCAGTTTCACTCTTCACCACTCTTGACAAGGAGTTCACCACGACGGGCTTTGAAAGGCGTTCCGCCCAGGCTCGGGAATGGTTCACTCAAAGAGTCAAAGAACTGAATGGCAAAATTAACAGAGTGACTCTGTTAAAAGATGAGAACTTAACGGTTCGATCAATGCCGATATGGGGATCAATGTACATGTTTGTGTATGACCCAAAGCTAAAGAAAGAATTACCCTATTACGACCGGTTTCCTTTGGTGCTAATCATTCAGCCAGCAGAAGGCGGGTTCCTGGGTCTGAATCTTCACTATCTACATCCAAAAATTCGCGCAAGGTTTCTGGATAAATTGATGGGAACAATCTCGGATGATAAACTCACAGAAAAGACTCGGTTAAAGGTTCGTTATAGCCTTCTTGCTTCGGCAAAGAGACTTCGTGAATTTGCACCATGTTTAAAGCATTATTTAAAGAGCCACATGAAGACACGGGCTTCTCAGGTATTTGCTACAGAATGGGAAACTGCAATCTTTCTTCCGACGGAACACTTTAGAGGTGCCACGAAGAATAAGGTATGGCTCGAATCACGTAAACAATTTCAAAAAATTTGATCTAAATGGCAACACTGCTCGACAATCTTCTTGGTAAATCGATCGACAATTTAAAGACTTCACTCATTAAACATGGTGGAGTTGCTCATGAAAATCGGTTCACGGTGAACTTTTCTCCGCCAAAGCAGTCTCTGTTTAATTTAGATTTTCGCAATATTGTCACATCTGCTCTTTCAGGGACATTCAATGCAAAGAATCTAATTAACGATTATCGAGACATTACAATTCTGTGCGAATCCTGCTCATTGCCCGGAAGACAGATTATGACTCTGGATTATCAATTAGAAAAACACTCGGTAAAACGGCCCTATAGTTTCTTTAATGATGAGATTAATTTTACCTTTCTTCTCACGGGTGATTATTACATGAAGAAAATTTTTGATAAGTGGTCCGAAGAGATTATGGGATTTAATAATTACCGCCTTAATTATCTTAAAGACTTCGCGGTTGATGTTAAAATATCTCAGTTAAATAAGAAAAATCTTCCCATCTACACTGTGGTCCTGCACAATGCATTTCCAGTTACATTTAACTCGATTGCACTCGACAATACCGTGGAAAATTCAGTTCAAAAGTTTTCCGTAACCATGGCCTATGAAAACTTCTTCGTGGACAGTATTCCAACTGAAAGAGCCGCTCCAGCCATTAAGCGCGAAACTACAGTTACTTTTGAGGGTTCGGCATCTGGCGATGCATCGGCAGGACCAAATGATACGATCATTTATACAGGTCCATAATTCTAATTTTCGATTGATATTAACAACTAAATCATACCTATATGCCACTACCGATTATTGAAACACCAAAATATGAAACAAAGCTTCCTTCCACTGGAAAGAAGGTTTTTTACCGTCCCTATCTTGTCAAGGAAGAAAAGATGCTCATGATTGCACTTGAGTCTGCGGATTCGAAGCAAATCATGCAGGCAGTCAAGGATACAATTTCAGCATGCACATACAATAAGGTTGATCCAGGTGAACTACCTATTTTTGATCTTGAGTATATGTTCCTTCGCCTCCGTGCAAAATCTGTGGGAGAAATCTCAAAGCTAAACCTAAAATGTACCAGCTGCGAAAAGAACACTCGGGTTGATGTAAATTTAGATGAAATTAAGATCGATGTAAAGAATCTTCCTTCCGGTACAATTCAACTGACCGACACAATTGGTATCACAATGAATTGGCCCAAGGTTGATTTGGTGGCTGAGTTTAGTGATGAGGGCGATTCGGAGAAAACAAATAAAGCCGAATTGGCCTTTAACATTATTGCTGGTTGTATTGAATCCATCTTTGATAATAAGAGAGTCTATCCCGCAAAGGATCAAACCAAAGCAGAATTGCATGAGTTCCTCGAGTCATTGAATCAGAATCAATTTAAAAAGATTCAAGAATTCATCGAAGCAATGCCTAAATTAGAGCATAACGTTGAGTTTGAATGCGCACACTGCAAAGCTAAAAATTCACTATTGATCAGAGGAATTCAAAGTTTTTTCTCATCGCCCTCTCCCACGACAGTTTGATGAATCATTATCAGACTAATTTCGCCCTTATGCAACATCACAAATACAGTTTATCGGAATTAAACACGATGTTGCCGTGGGAGAGGGAAATCTACGTAGCTCTCTTAGTCGATCATGTGAAAGAAGAAAACGAAAAGGCTCGAAAGAGAACTACATCTAAGTAAAGAAACATACCATCATGGCTGAAGCAAAAGACAAAAACGAAACATTCAAGGACATACTCCTAGAGCTCATGGTCTCGAACGAGGCTCTTGATAAGATTAGTGCGCATATGATGCATATGTCTGTACTGTCCCTTGAGTCCGCGGCGAGCCTTAAATCTTTGGTTGAACAGGATATTTCAAGTGCGGAAAATGATAAAGAGAGTGGTCCAAATACGGTTCTAGGTGTGTTAAAGCTCATTGCAGAAGATACGCTCAAATCAGTGGCTGCGTTGAATGCTATAAGCCAGGTAATGAGCGATACGTTTGACTTGAACAAATCTGAGGCTTTAAAGAATGAGGAAGCCCGCCGCGAGGGTGAAAAGAATAAAAAAGAAGGAAGAAGTGTTGTCGAAGACGATAAACATCTAGAAGGCGGTCTTGGATTTTGGGAAATACTTTTAGGTATTGGCGCTGCTATTATGGGTTCATTTGCCGGATTTGTCGTTGGCATTAGAAAGGTTTTGGATAAAACATTGTTCGGCATATTAGGCAAAATTAAAAACATTTTAATGGAGGCGCTGGGTATTAATAAATTAGCCAGAATACTTGGAATTGCTGGATCCGGCGGGATGTTTGAACCCGTTGTCCAGTCATTAGATTTCCTGCGTAATTTTTTTACAAAGATTGGAAGAACAATTCGAGCTTCCGTATTTTTATTAATGAGAGGAGATGAAATGATGGCCTTAAAAGAACTCTTTCCTCGGATTAAACAAATGCAGACATATTTTGGCAAACTTGTTAAATTTGTAAAAGCTGTAGGTGGAATTGCTTTTAAAATCGGAGCAGCACTTGCAAGATTTGCTGGCCTTCTTCTTAGACCACTGGCAGTAGTGTTTGCTATTATAGATGGACTTGACGTATTTAAAAAGACTGGCGATATTTGGGCAGGGCTTGAGGCTGGTGTTATCAGCTTTGTAAATTTCTTTACTGGTGATCTGGCTGATTTTATAAAAGATGCCATTTCTTGGGTTGCCGGAGCACTTGGATTTGAAGAGGTGGAAAAGTTCCTTGATTCATTTAGCTTTAGCGATATTATCGGCGAAACCATTCATAGACTTGCTAAAGCGGCCAAAGATCTGTTCGAGCAATTTTTTGGAAATATTTTTGACACGTTTACCGATATTTCAAGGGAATTTAAAGAGGGTGACATTCTCGGAGTTATAACGGAAATTTTCAGAGGAATGCTTAAAACATTTGCTACAGCCGTGCTTGATATACCTAAAAATCTTCTTGCGAGTGTGGCGGAAGGCCTTGGGCTCGATTCAATCGCAAAGAGTATGCGTGATTTTAGTTTTTCTAGAGCGCTGGGTGGTACACATACAGAGACTGGAGGAGAGGTTCAGACGGATACGAAGAGCATCATTGCTGCAGCAGGCGAAACAACTGCAACAAAAGCAGCAGCAAAAGAACTGAAGAAGAAAACGGACGCAGCATCTGCTGGCCAAGAAAGCAATCCTCTCCTAAATGTTTTTGGATCAGATCCATTTGGCGATTTCGGTAAAGCGATGCTGGATAGCTACAGAATGACAACAAATCCCGCCGGAGCTGCAATTGGGCCAGCTCTCGTTTCATCGGCCGGAGCTGACATTTCTGCATTCACAAACAGTACAAAAGAAATGAGAGAGAATGCTGCTTCTGGAGGCTCTGTTGCGATAGCTCCTGTAGTGAATAAAAATACAGTTTCTAACAACAATAGCAGCGTTACAATTCAGCAATCGAATCATCCGAATAAAACAGAAGAGTCTTTTGGTTATAGGTCGACGGGACACTAAAAAAAGAGGCTCCCTTTCGAGAGCCTCCTTTTGCATTATATAGTGAATGAATCTCGGATTAATCTTCCTTCGCTAGCTTTGCGAAGTAGCTGAGGGTATCTTCCTCTTTACCTGAATCATCATCGCTACCCGCCTCAACGGGCTTAAAGGGTGCACGTACCGCCGCGGGAGTCTCGGCATAGCGAGGACCCGAGGCTGTATTATCAAGATCAATTGACTCTGCAGTCGAATGAACCTGATTTGCATCACCCAGAACTTCCATCAGTTTACGCTTTAGATCAGCATAGGACTTGTAGTTCTTTGGATCAACAAACTCCTTCAAGGAGTATTGTTTTTCATAGACTGCATTTAGCTTCTCGTCATCACCATTCAGAAAAGGTGAAGGAGCCGCAAACTCGGACTTATCATAGTTGCGATAGCCTTCGACATTACGAATCTTTAACTTGAAGTCTGCGCCATCCCAGAAATCAAATGGATTCACTGGCTTTTCATCTTGAAACTGAGGTTGCATAAGGTCTAGCATCTTATCAAAGATTTTCTTGCCGAACTTATAGAGGAATACCTTGCCATCATTGGCAGGATTTGCAGGATCAGAAATCACAAGGATGTTTGCGACATAATGAAGACGGCGCTTTTGAAGGCGGCACGTTTCTTTATCAGCCTCAATTCCAGAGTTCCAGAGTTTGGTATTCAGTTCACCCACAGGATCGGGTTGACCGATTGATGTGAGAGAGTTCTCGATATACCAGCGACCCGATGGGCCTTTGAAGCCATGATCCCAGTAACGGACCCATGGAAGTTCCTCACCCTTTGTAATTGGAAGGAAACGGATCACGGCATAACCATTACCAGCTTTGTCCACGGCGGGAGACCAGAAACGATCGTCCGTATAGGACTTCTTTTCACCTCCACCACCCGATGTTTTTCCAGCCGCGCTCATGAGAGCAGCGATGGAAGTTGTACGATTCTTTTTTAAGTCAGCGAATGACATTGTATTGTAGTATTGTTGTATTGTTGTAGTATTAACAGTGTATCTAATCTATACTGAGTGCCTCAGTTTGTAAACCTTAAAAGAGTAATTTCTTTCATCTTTTTTCGGTCTATTCGCAGAAACACACGGTATTTACGAAGCTTGCGAGAAAGACTCGGCCACAGAATTGTTTCTGTAATGAGTTTATCCGCTCGCTTCATAAAGTCTGTGAGTATGTCCAATATGGTTACAGTCTCAAGAGTGATTTCACCCTGAGTGAACAATCGCATGACAAGAGGATGAGACTGATCGTCTAGTCCTGCCTGAAATAATTGATCGAATCGTAACTTATGTTTTGAACAGTAATCTGAAAGTTTTTGAATGTCCTGATCGTAGACATAGGACAATGAGTCATGAATCTTGAGCCATGCTGCATATACATCCTCACTCTGAGTGTCCACAAGTTCACCCACCCAGACCTTTCCGTCCGTGTGATGAACAAAATTGGCAATGTAATAGTTGATCAGTGTTTGTTTTTCTGGATACCTCTTGGCCAGTTTGGCAAAGAAGTACTTATCCTTACGTGCAAAGAACGACTTCTCTTTGACAGAAGTCTTATAGTTATACCTCACTGCATCATATGATTCGCTATCAAAGTGTAACTTGATTGCGGTATATATCAGATATGCGTCCCAAGGTTTTAACATTATGAAATAGAACTTTCAACACTATAATTTTTGCTAGGGCTTTTCCAATTCAAATTTACCTGTGGTTTAATCCAACTGTCATCCGGCCAAACTGTTTTGTTATTGGGATATGCCACCCATTGACCCGTATTCAGACTAATAATATGATGATTTTTATGCTGGTCTGGTATTTCCGACCACCCATCTTTTGCCCAGTCAATTGTAAATATGTAATTACCCCTCCGAGTTATTTTATCTCTGCCATAACACTCAACGGGTCTGTTTTTCAGAAAATTAAATTCATGAACGGTACAGCATCGACCGAAACCATCCCACCATACAGAGATGTCCAGTGGTAATGGATCACATGGTTTACTGCAGATCATATGTACTGGTACTCGTGCCCATTGTGCTCCATTCTCAAGCATTACCTGAAACACTGGTACTCGATGCGGTTCAGCTCTGAATCCAAAAACAAAACCATGAGTAAATTCTCCATGTCCTTCTTGTTCATCAAAGAAGAATTGATTTCTTATAAAGCACGGGGTATATGGCGTGTCTAATAAAAAAGTCATGGTATTAAATAAAGCTCGCGAGGGAATTGCTCTTGGGAAGAAGATTTGCAGCCATTGCTTCCACCTCGATCTTCGATTTAATCGTGGGGCCAATTAACTTGCCAATGTCCAATGGATCAATGAGACGTTCGTTACAGATATGCAGGACCGCCTCCATATAGGTCATCTTCTCGGTGTGAACCAGGTTCTCCACGAGTTGTGTTACAAGGGCTTTTGTCAGGATATCGTCGAGCATAAGAGTATATATTAACGGTGGAGTTCCACTCGTTGAATGCGATAGCTAACGACCGTTTCCGGGATATTCATATCCTTTGCCATCTGAGCTCTCTCGGGAGATGAATCCGTTTGATGGTAGTACATGATACCATAGACGAAATGGCTACTCTTATACTTATTATAATTCAAAAGTTTATTTAATTGAGCCTCAAAGGTCATATCGGAATAGAACTTTGGTGTTGGATTCGTCTTGCTCTTGACTTCAAGAGGATAGAGCTCATTTAGTTTTTCAAGGACGGATTTATAACTGCCAACAAGGACAGTTGCAGTTTTTGCAATGGCCATGACATCATAAAATTCGGGTTTTGTTGTTGTAGGTGTTTCCATTAGATTGAAGGCTCCATCATTGATCGATCAGTTTCCTGCCATTCTTTTTCTCCCATCCAGACTTGCAATTCGTCTTCGGGTTCATCCCGGGCAACAAAGTCATCGTTCTCGATATAATCCAGAATGCAATTCTCGGGTGGAACATAACCACATGCTTTCACAAAGAGATCTATCTGCTCAAGTAACTCGGGGAGACTCATCTCTCCATCCAATGTAATTTCGACCTTTCGTTCCGGCCCTTCGAGGCGATTTCCAGCGATCTCGATGTATTCGTTTTCGCATATTAGTTTGATTGTAGTATTCATATATTTAGATCACTCGTAACAAGATTGTATCTGAATTGATACGACCATTGGGTTTGCTTTCCTTGGTTGTAAGTTTGCTCCAGGCTTTTTCAAATTGATTGGCTGTGCTATTTAGCGCAATCTGAAGGAACTCTTCCGGCTTGCGTAGCCGAATGCATCGACATGTTGCCTCATCCAAATTCTGGAGTGTGGTACCCTTTATTGCAAGGCCAGCAGCAACGGCAGCCTTATAATCAAAGAGCATTCGAGTTTTGGTATTAAAGGCTAGCAGTCTTTGTGCACCAACGATGCGCACTGGATTGATCGATGTAATCTTAAACTCCTCACTATGCTTCATATATTGAATTTTAGCAATCTGCTTTGCCGTTGAGGTGGGTTTCTTCTCTCGAGGAGCCCGTGCAGCCTTGGCGCTATTCTTGAACTTACCGAGATCATTGATCATGGAAGCCAGTGCTTCGACTCGGGCAGTTAATTGCTTCTTTGTGAGATAGGAATAATTTTCAACAAAATATGGATCTGCACCAAGAAGAGCAGCGCTCATCTCGGTATGAATCTTGGCAAGATACGACTCAACCTGAGAGCATGATGCGGCAGGAAGACCGTGACCCTTCATCGCAGTAAAGACTGGAATGATTCGCACAACATCACCCGACTTACACCATTCGTCCATGAGTAGATCCAGATCCATGATCATTGTTGAGAGGCACTTCTTCTGAAGTCGTACCATGGGTGAGATTGCAACGGTTGTATTTGCTGTGGGCAAATCATCGGTGGGATTTACACGAATTGAATTTGCAATGGCAACGGCAATTTGCTCTCTCACAAAGACTTCATCCGAACGAATCGGACCATGCAGTGGATTCAGCGAATCAACATAGCCCTGAAGGTTCGGATGCAATGGAGGCATGCCACGATTCATACAAGTGCAGAGAGTGCCCGTGGTTGTGCCGGGGCTATAATCTGGAGCACTCTTGATTGCCCGAATATCTTCCTTGCTGTAACCATGACTCTGCATCCATTCAATGACTGCAGGTTTTGTATCTTTTGCATTACAGTAATAATTATAAAAGGTAAAGGATCGAGTATATTCTTTCCAATACTTTTCGGGTGACCAGTTCTGCCAATCGTCCCATATAGGTTCTTCACCCGTATACCGAGCATCAACTGCTTTGATTTTAGACATGGTAATAAATTACTTTACTTCAAGAATGGAATCCATACGAAAGCTACGCCATCCATTATTTACAACGTCATACACTCGAAGAGTGTCGGTATTCTCTTTGGCTGTGGAGGTACCTTTTGGATGATCGCTCAATGGAATCTTTGTGCCATCCAGAGTGCATTGCATCTCTCGGACTGTTCCATCAATCTTTGTAAACTTAACGAACACTGGAGCATCGGAATACTTCAGCCGTTCTTTTAGATCTTCTCGGGATAGTGTGGTCATTATGTAGTGTATTATAATCAGTTTCAGTCAAATGTAAACAACAAAAGCACGGCTCAAATGAGCTCACACATTTGAAGCTCTTTTATGTTAAGATAGACCAACTAAGGTCTTAAATGGATCGAATGGATCTGCTTCTGAATGGGCTCGTTTGAGGCGTGCTTTCAAAGTTATTTATTCTTTAAAGGTTTTTGGCAACCTTGTTCCAATAGCGTTCAAGGTTACGTTGCGTAGTATCGTTTAAAGGGTGATCGACGCGCTGCCAGCGGGATGCCCCACCATTCCAGATGAAGGATAACTCTTTGAGAGTGGCAGGTCTGCCTGTTTTGGCTTGAATCTGACGCGCGTAGGACTCCAGGACGATCTTAGCTACATCGCGGGATTTGCTCGCGTTAAACATGTCCTGGTGGACGTAATTCGTATGCCCCAGGCGATTCGCCTCTCGTACCATGATAGAATGAATCTGGAGAATTCCAAAGGCTTTGCCCTGATCACCCACTGCATTGGCGCGACCGTTGCTCTCGACTTTCACGAGGGCATTGATAAGGCTTTCCACATTCTGAGCTTTTGCCGAGGTGGCAAGAAGCGCGAGGATGATTAAGATTTTGTTGACTTTCATAGTACAATCCTACACAAACTCCCAGAAAAGTAAACAACTAAAAAAGTTCTAAGTGATTGATAGCCAACACTTTTCTAAGTGATTGGCCACCAACTACATTGACCAATAGGTCTCTGTACTAGGATCGCAGCTCATAGGTGTGTCAACGGGGATCTTCACGATGGCACCTGTCATCATATTTTTGACTTCTTTATAGTCGGTATGAGTGACGTTCCGGGCCAGCATTTTGCGTTGGCGCGAGGTGAAGTCTTTGTAACTGATAATCTGCGTACTGCCTTTCGCTTCGCCCTTTGCGACGATAATCGTGATGGCAATACCGTTATTCTTGATGATTGGAGAATAAACTCCTTTGTGGGTGATGGCTTTCATTATGTGATAATCATACTGTAACTCCACGAAAAGTAAAACAATAAGAATGTCCTAAGTGATTGATAGCCAATATGGTCTGAAAATAGTTACTTACTTGTCGCTCGGAATACGCCATCCCAACCCTCACCCGGATCGTTCTTCTGCAGTTCCTGAATACGTTCAATCATCATCTCGTAGTATTCCTTCATATCAATCATATCCAGACTCCGCATAATGTCTCGGCCCAATGCAATTGCTTTCTCCCATTCGCGGGCTCGGTAATGGGCAAGGAACTGATTGTGTGTGGAAGTATAAAGATGAACGCCCTTATCGAATACCGTGTAAATTCTCACTCCGTCTTTCTTTCCTTTCACCGCAATGCAATCCAATTCAAGTGTCGGATAAACATCCTTGACATACTGTTGCGTAATCGGACCAATAATAATCTTCACGTGATAGGGCTTGGACTGACCCTCAAGACGGCTCGCAAGGTTCACCGAGTCACCGAGGCAGGTATAATCGAATCGTTGTGTTGAACCCATATTGCCCACCACTACGGTTCCAGTATTGACTCCGAGTCCCATACCAAATGCAGGAACGCCTTCCGCAGTGACTTCTTTATTGAATGCCTTGAGGCTACCCAACATTTGCAGACCCGTGCGTACCGCATTCAACGCATGGTTCTTATCGTCGAGAGGAGCGTTCCAGAAAGCCATCTGAGCATCCCCAATATACTTATCCAGAGTGCCTTCGTTCTGCAATATCGCCTGAGTCATTGCCGTCATGTACCGATTCATAATACTTGTGAGACCCTGCACATTTGCGCCATAGTGTTCCGAGATAGCGGTGAAGCCACGAACATCCGTAAACATAATTGACAGCTCTCGCGATTCGCCACCCAGTCGAAGAAGTTCTGGATTCTTTTGAAGTTTCTCGACCAGTGCAGGAGACAGGTAGGTTCCAAATTGTTTCTTGATCTGCTGCTTGAGTTTGAACTCCATGACGAATCGCATAAAGATGGATCCCGACCAGGTAATGAACGCAGCAATCGTAGGCCACGTATAATCTGCAAGATAACCTTTATTGAAAAGATCAATTCCAGCAAAGTAAGGACACATAAAGATGAGTACGACAATCAGAGCACTTAACCAGTATGGACCCCAGACGGCAGCGCCAATTGCAATGAGTGCCATTCCGGTGCCAATTGCAATCTCGTAAAGATCAAACTCTGCGGGACGTTCAAGTCGGTTACCGTCAAGAAGCATCTGAAGTGTCTGCAATGCAGTTTCGTGACCATACATGACTCCCACGGGAGTGGCCACGGTATTTGCAAGACCTTCCGCGGTGAGAGCGATCACGACAACCTTATCCTTCACATTCCACGTTTCAGTGGTATAAGGAATGGCGGGAAAGGTATATTTAAAATTGATCCAAACTCGGCCATTGCCATCCGTCTTAATGGGTGGTGTTCCCGGCACTCGAATGGCAGAAACCCCTGCTGGACTCATCTTTACCTGATAACTTGTCTGCCCACCAAAGACACGAAGAATCTCCAATGGAAGAGTCGGATACTTTTCTTTCTGAATCTGAATGAGTAAAGGAAGACGGCGAACAACTCCATCAAGTTCCGGCGCCGTGAGTAACATTCCCACGCCCGCGGACGCCTCGCCAATCTCTTTTAAAGGACCAATGGCTGCTGGATAATCATATAACCAATCGTCAGTGCTACCACCAATTGTAGCTGCTCCACGAGGAACAGGAACACCTTTTCCTTTGGACGATGCGGATTGTGCAGTAATGACGGGTGCTGCTAAAAGAGCCTCAATAAATTCTTTATCTCCGCCAAGGCGATCGGTTTCAGCAAAGATGATGGGCAATACAACTCCGGATGCTCCGGACTCCATTGCCTTCTTAATTGCTCCGGCGAGTTGAGTACGTTTCCAGGGCCATTGACCATTCTTTTCAAGTGCTGCCTCATCAATCTCAATGACAACAGTGGATTCGGATTGAACCTTCGTTTGATTCCTTTGATAAAAATCTAACCCCTTTAAGCGAGCCACCTCGATGGGAAAAGGATCTGCAATTCGAAGAGCTACAGCAACCGCAAGAAGACCAAGACCCACAATCATGATCTTTGTTGTGTGAGCAATCTTCATTTCTGTATGATATTTATCTTTACCTTATCTCCGAAGTTGAGTTGATAGAATGTTGTGCCGTTTCCATCCGTAATGGAAAATGTTGCACTCGTGTCACCTTTTAATTTATAGTGAATGTGACCACGGCTTGTTGTCACGTTGAGAACAGCATTCACTCCATCGCTCGCAAAAGGACTTCCACTTTGTATAGGTGTTGTATATGTGAGAGGAGGCAACGCAAGTATTGTTTCCTTGACCGCCTCGAGTGTCTGAGGTTGCAGTGCCGATAAATTTAATACTGGACTTGATTCAACAGTGGCTTCTTCAACCGCGGCTTGAACCGGAGCAGCAGTGGCTTCCACCTGAGCAACCGCAGTTGCAGTGTCAGCCTTGGCCGCTTTCTTATTTGATTTACTATCACCACCATCATCGCTTGCTCCACTTTGATTACCGGCATTCTTCTTTGTCTCCTTTGCCGCCTGAGTTACAACCTTTGGAGTTTCAACCATGATCATATTATTAATCTTGCTTTCATCCTGAAATTCAAGAATAACCGGAATGGATGGTGAGGACTGCAAAGAGGTGACGAGTGTTGCCTGATATGCTTTATCCATGATTACACTTCCTCCTGCATTGCTCACCTCGATGATTCCTACAATGCTGGGCAATCCGGATGAATTTGGTAACGATGGAAGCAGAACCACAAGGCTCTTTCCATCTTCTGATACCGTCATCGAGAAGTCCGTACCACGAACGGAAATTTTTGCGGTCGGAGTCTCAACTCGTACATTCTCGCGAGTATTCTTTGCAATAAGACCCGAGGCATATCTTACTGTTCCAAAAGCAGTCTTCATCGAAAGCCTTCCTTTTTCCGAGGACGCATCGTAGACGAACTCATCAATCTTTAACTTGGAAAACTCCGTTACCTGCATTCGAGTGTCATCCTCGAAGGTAATGGACACTCGAGCCTTGAGTGTCTCAATAGTATCCTCCGCTTCTAACTCGGTGCCAACCTCTCCTACAATCTTTTTCTCTCCACGAACAATCTGAGTCGGACCGGTGACCTCGGTTAGTTTCCCAATCGAGGCACCGGCACGAACGCAGAGAAGAACCGCAAACAGAACTGCTGCGATTCTTCGATACATGACATTCTTAAGGTCCGCCTGGTCCCGTCTGCTGAATCGATACTGTATTGCTCGATCCAGTTAGGTTAAGAACTGCCGTTTGTTTTTCAACTCCACTCTGAGCCACGGTCAAAGAGTTTGAACTTCCCGTAATTGTAACGGTCTGTTCATGTCCTGTTCCTACACTGAGTCCAGCCGGGTTACCCGACTGAGTCGAGAGAACGGTATTGGAGCTTCCAGCAATGGTATAATCAAGAGTATTGTATTTACCAGAGATCACACCAAACCGCATCACGTTACTATTGCCAGTGACATCAAACGTGATATCGCTATCCGTGAGTGTCGCCTTTGTAGTCGACTGAGCGGTCGAGTCATTATTCAGGATGAACGTATTGGAATTTCCCGTGAAGTCCATTGCAAGAGTATTGTTTGCTCCGTTCGCGAAGTATTTTTGAATATTACTATCGCCCGTGGTGATTGATGCCAAGTCGAGATTCGCTCCGAGAAACGAAAAGTTCGCTGCGTTATTATCTCCGATTTGCGACAGTGCAAAGACCACATTGTCCGATGTGATTTCACTGGGCGTTTGGGAAGATCCGATGGTATTGCTCGATCCAGTCTGTACCAGTGTGGTAGAGCCGGACGTACTGATTTGGTTCACATAGATTGAATTTTGCGCTGAGACTGATAGAATCAGAGCAAGAAACAAAGTGAATATTTTTGTTATGTGTTTCATTTTTATTTTGCTGTTGTGATAGTGCTATTAATGTTGGATTGAATTGGTTCTTTGACAAATTTCCAAAGGCCTTCAGCCTCCCCTAATTTTACAATTTCAATGACTGCCTGATCAATAGCGCTCCGAACGGCAATGCCATTCGGTTCATTTGCAGTGATACCTAGCTCTGACTCAATCGGGGTTGTTCCATGATCATAAAATCGAAAAAGGTTTCCAGAGACCGCCACACTTGTAATGGTCTTTGTAACCGCAACGCTCAGAAGGACCTCTCCAGTCTGAACACTTATAAGACGCAACGAAATAGTTACAACGTCTTTCCGGTATTGTGTACTTGCCGAAATTCCAAGAGCACTGGCACCGGCTCCTCCGGTAAGGATATTTGTGTCATATCCAATAATGCCACCCTCCGCGATGATGCCCGCAAAGAGCATGGGAGAAAGCTTTTCAGCATTCTTTCCAATAAAAGTATCACGAGTCTGAGCAATGAGCTGTCTTTCTTTTATGATGTTATCAAGACTTGCTCGTTCAAGTACCTGAAACCATTTACCCTTTCCAGCGGCGCGAAGGCCATCAATGAGCCAACTCTCTGCACCCTGAGTAACTGCCGAGGAGAAGGTGGCGTAGGCATCCACAGTTTTTCTCTGTCCCGTTTTATCCGCAAATCCGTAGACTGCAATCGTCATGCGTTGGCCATCCAGCGCGGGAAGACTCTCGAGCTGTTTTGCTAGGGGAGATACCTGCGCGCGGGGTGCCTCTAGGATTCCTGGTTTTGTTGCAACAGATGCACAACCAGAGAACCATAACGCAGAGAGTGTGAGTATGAATACACGCAGCATTACGGGTTATCCCCCACCGGGTAAGGTCAGAGTTCCGACAGGAACCTGAATTTCTGTTGTATTTCCCGTAGCAGGATCAACGATGTAGAGTGTAACCATATCGCCATTCTTCTGCCACGTGACCGTTGCTCCTCCCTGAAGATTGATAATACCAAAACTGGCACCTCCGGCATTAAAGATTGCATCCGTCACCTGCGAGGCTAATTGAGAATAGATTCTAGCTTGTAGGTTATTGATGAAGTTGTTAAGAGGGGTACTCGATGCTGTGACTTTTGCCGTTTCCGCTTCTGCTTTTGCTTGGTCTTTGAGAGCTTGCTTGCGCGTACGCGCGAGGTTTTCGACGGTAAGTTCATGGGATGAGAATCCAATTCCACTAAAGAGTGGAGATTTAAAACTCTGCACCATATCCGAGCAATACGCCCGATTAAGGAGTAGGAGGCTGAGGAGGAGGTGTGAGAGGTATTTCATTCGAAGAGGCTTTAGGTTCTGTGGGAAAGGGAGACGATGTCCCGCGTTGTAGTTCAATCGAGGTATTAATCTTTTGCTCGAGTCGAATCATGTCATTGTCGAGCATGCGAATTCGATCGATCAAAGCAATCATTGTCTTCTTTGCTTCTGATAGCTTCGAGTTAATGTTCTCCGTCACAAATTTCCAAACAAAGTAAATAAAGTATGCCATTCCACCCGCCGCAATCATTGGCATGCCGTACTGATTGATGAGTGTTTTGAGTTCGCTCGATTCAATCATGGTGGATTAGTCCTTTCGAGCGTCGGTTTTTCCGTCTGCTCGTGACAATCTTTCAAGATCAACACGAAGGCCAAAGCGAGATGATACTAGTGCATCAATACGAATAAGGTCATTATTCATTGTCCGAATGCGATTATTCAGCATGTTGGCCAATCCATTCAGTGACTCAACATCGTCAACCACACCCGCAAGAATGTACTTCAGGAGAATGACAATAAAGACTCCGCTCGCGATAACCGCAGAAACAGAGAATCCAAGATCCGCTAAAGATTTAAGTGTGTCAATGCTCATCCGCTGACAATTTTTGAAATGTGAGCCTCGAACTCCTCAACCTTCTTTATTCGGTTGGGCCATTTAATGAACTCTTTCTCTGGATTCTTCTTGAGATTGAGCAGCAAAGGAAGAATGGCATTATAAAGACGGTTCAGTCTGTCCTCATGTACAGCCGCAGTTGATTCTGCCGCACTTGCAACCTTTGCAATGTCGAGCTCATCTTCGTCAACGGTGGTAAAGCCAAAGTCAAAAGGAATATCAGAATTATTAGTTGCACACATGATTAAAATAGATAAGAATGAGAGTTGCGAGTCCGGATCCGATTATAATTCCAAAGCAAAATGCCGTAATCATATTGCACTGAGACCATATACGCGTTCCTACGGAAGAATATGCGTATTTTTCGGCTTTGGACTGTTGAGGTGAATTCATTGAGACGTAAAAAAGGCTACTTCATCATAACGAATAAAGTAGCCTTCAATGCACTATTTATATAAAATACTTCTAGAACTTTTCTTCGAATATTGCTTGCATCACCGCGGTTTCTTCTATTGTAAATTCATAACAATTAGAATTCATTTTAGCTTTTGTTTTTGAATTCAGAATGCGATAGTGTTCTCTATCATCAAACTCATTCACTCCAGTCTCATCAATCAGATAGTCCCAATTTTTCATTAGAGATAATTGTACCACAATCATCCCCACATGTACATACTAAAAAGTAACTATTTTGATGCAATAAAAGCGCCTGTTTCGACGGGCTTCATAATGTTCTTGAAGCCGCGAACCTGAATGCACCGGAACACAAAGTAGGGCCACCAAATCATTTTTGGTATCTTTACAATCTTTACATGCGAATTGAACATTTCCGGAACTGTTGCGTCCCAAAGTTTTACCACAACCGGGTTTCCATCCTCGGCGGATATGTTTGAAAGCATTCCCCCACGAGTGGGCTTGCGGCCAATGTACCAGTAATTGTCATACTGACCAAACTCCATGTCGCAGTCGCTCCCGTGACTAAAAAATTTAACACTCTCGATAAGATAATTAACAAAACCACCCTTGATTGTAATTCCATTCTTTCGTGGGCTCAGATAGGTGTGAAGCACTTTAAAGTTTTCTCCACGTACCACATCAATGCAGTCTTCCTTGCCACCTTGAATTGAACAGTTTTCAACAGTTGCATTGCTGCAGTTCGAGAATTTTAACACATCCGAGTAATCCGATGCTTCAACTCCTTCAGGAATGATCCTATTTGTAACAATAGTTCCGTTTTCATAGTGAGATTCAAAGTTTTTATCAATTGCCATAGTGTATCTATTTATATAAATAGGCAATATGCGGTTGATTTATTCGACATCTCTGATGATATTCATTCTGGTGCTATCCGGCTGTACAATGATGAAGGGCATTAAGTTTCCAAGTCTTCCAAATAATAAGACGGGAGACTCTACCGGAACTGTGGCAGGAGCTGCAGCCACTGCCGCCGCGGTGGATCGTATGGATGAGATTAATAAGCGCAATGAAGAAACCCGGGCTGCACTGGAACTTGAATATGCTAAATTTCGTAAAGAATTAAGCGATGCTTATGAGGCTCGATCAAAAATTGATGATGATAACTTTGACCGAATTTCTGAAATTAACTTTGGCATCTTTAAGGCCACCGAAGAGATCACAAGCCTGGATCGTCGCGTCCTGATTGCCAATCTAAAATCTCGTGAGAACATGGCTCGTCTTATGCCCGTTTCCGAGACGAAGAAGAAAGAGATCATTGCAGACATTGAACTGGATCGAAAGAAGATCGAAGTTGAGATCGTAAAGAGATACGAAGACCGTATTAAAGCAGGAGAAGCCACAGCCGCAGCTTATGCAAAAGCCGATGCACTCGTCAAACAAAAGGAACTGGAAAAAAACAAACTGCGTGATCAGCAGGCGGAACTCTTGGCAAAAATGAAGGCGGCGCAGGATGCAGAACGCGAACAACTTCGAAAGGAAGCGGCGGATGCAGTTGCAGTGGCAAAAGAAAAACAGCGCCTCGAGATGATAGGCTGGATTGTAAAATCTCTTCTTGGCGTTGGCATCGCAATTCTCTTACTCGGGTTTCTATTAAAATCGCCGATGTTTATTGTCTCGGGCATTGCCTGCCTCGGACTCGCCTATGTTGCAGCAACCATTCCCTTCTGGGTTGTAGCAACCATTATGGGGATCTTTGTACTTGTAATGGTACTCGTGGATCCCAAGACGGGTAAAATCTCAGCCTTCTCAAAGAAGGCACCGCCTCCAGTCTAACTGGACTGTTTCCGCTTCTCTTTCACAACCAGCCATATATCCATGGCGGATGCGCAGGGAAACTGTTCGTGTTTTTTGAATTTAAACCCGTTAAGAGAGAATGGCTTTACAACCCGATCTCCATTTATGTAATCGTGCTCGATTTGAATGTAGCCTTGTTTTTCAAGTCTATTGCGCATCTTTGTAAATTCCGGATGATCTATAATACTATGCGCATCTCCCTCTAGTTTATGATCAAATATCTTGAATAAGGCACGTGCCTCTGGAGGCACCTCTAGCACCATACGTTCAGTGTGAGACACGCTTGTAATGTGCTCTCTCTTTAATTTAAACTGTTTAAGGGAGGATTTCATATGTTGAATTACTCGTAGTTGCGGATCGCAGTGATATAAGGAAAGCGCGGAACGCCGTCCGGAGTGAGATGAAAGAATTGTACCGTGGCCAGTTGACCCACGATCTCTTGTTTATTCTGTAGGAGTTCAGTTAAAAACTCGTGACTGCCTTTGATGTTGGATTTAAAAATAGTGCCATCGTCATTCTTCATGACCATGAATCCAGCCATTCCGGTACGGTTACCCGTGCCCTCTCCTACTTCCAGAATTTGATATTCCTTATCTTGAAACTCTTTGCGCTTCAATAGGAATTTTGATCTCTTGGTTTCGTAGACATCATCCACGCGAACCATCTGACCCTCATAATTTGCCGCAAGAAATCCTTCATAGATTGTATTGAGCTGCTCAAGAGTATCCACCTTCAGAGTGATCACGTGCTTGATGATATGTGAATTGTTTAGATCCGCAGTGAAGAGATTCGTCTCGAGCCACTGATTTCGCTGAGAGAAAGTAGAAGTCGTATCGATTACGTCGTAGATATGATACTGAATGACCTTCTCGGATTCCTCTAGATCCTTTGCATTGGGTTTTGTCTTTTTGACCAATGAGGTAATCTTATTAAAGTCATTCGCAAGTTTGTCGCAGTAGAGTTCGCCATCCAGAACAACATCGGGATGTTTCTCAAAGAAAGCCTCAAGAGTCTTGAGGATATGCGGAGCCGATTTAAAAATCTTACCTCCGCGAGAGAACATTGCGTCCTTTGTGCAGAGGCATCGAATGCCATCCAACTTAGGCTGAGTGTAAAGTGGCCATTCGAGCTTTGCGGCACGATCCTCGAACTTATGTGCAAGCATACAGTCAATCATTATGGGCTTATCGATGTTTTTGATATTTACATGATAACCCGTCTCGGTACGTTTCTTCCAAGAAGCATTCGCCTCAAAGAGTGCCTGAGACATCTCGTTGCGTTCGTTGGCACGACCAACATTGGTTGGAACCGAAATGTACCACTCAGTCGTGGTCATCATTCCGTCCGTCTGACCATAGGTGGTGCGCCAGCGACCGCCGTCCACTTCAGCGGTCCAAGTCTGGATTGCGCCGGTGGCTGTACGGGAATAAAGTGTCGGGAGCGCAATGCTCATTAGCTGGCCTCCTGATAATAGCCATTCTTGCGAGCCTCTTTTAGATCCTCGAGAGCTTCATTCTCGGCGGTCCATGTCTTAAATTGCTCCACGGTGTAAACACCATCCTTAGCAAGATCGGCAACTGTCAGTGCACTTATACAATAAAAAGTAGCACCTCGAGCAATGCACTGAGCCTCAAAGGCTGCATTCCGATCGGTGAGATATTGTTCAAGTTGCTGCTGTTGTTTGTTGTTATTCATATTAGTATCCTACACAATTCTTGGAGAAAGTAAACACCTAAGAATGTCTTAAGTTGTTGATTATCAATGGAGCCTTAAACTTTATTGCTCAATACCCACTTGGCGCGATTGAGCGTCTGACGAGCCTCTTCATTGAGACCTCTTTCGATCATCTCTTGTGCATCGGAGATCATAGACATGGCAAGTAGCTTGTTGCCGCCTACAAAGGGCGAGTCCTTATCTTCCGGGTACAAGAACTGTTCATCGTACCACTCGCCGATGGCGGGTACTCCGAACATTTCCGTCATACGTTGCGTTACGATTGGTAACATGGGGTTGGTAGCAGTGCTGTTATTCATACTACAATCCTACACAAACTCCCAGAAAAGTAAACACCTAAGAATGTCCTAAGTTGTTGCATATCAACAACCCCTAAAAATTTACTTCGAATCGGATCGATTCTTCTCTTCGGGTGACTGCTCAGAATCGTTTTTTGTACGATGCCTACGTTTTGTATTCGCATGAAAGTCCGACTTTGGAATCCGACGAAATATGCGATCCCAGTTCTCCTCAAACACTTCGGGTGAAACCGAGAATGGCCTTGCCTTTGATCCTTTGCCGTTTTCAGACATTCACGTTTGGCGTTGATATCTCGCAATCAAATGATTGATGAAGAAAGTTCGAAAGGCTATCGCAGAAACAATTATCCTCTTCCACGCTCTCAAATCCGATACCAGCTTTATTCAGGACATCATAGGTTGCGGCAATGATGTTACTAACTTCCACCGCGGAAGGCTTTGGCAATAGTTTCGGCTGAAAGGCAGGATAATCTATGCGAATCGTTGGAAGATCGACTTCAGCCTTGGGCTTCTTCACTTTGATTGTTCTGATCGTTTGCAGGATGATTGATCCGGGCAGTTTGGTTACTTTCTTTGATGATTTAGTTGTTTTCATAAAATTATCTCCAGGTGCGATGTTTCTCCGCAACCCATTCGGCTCCATCATATTGTTGAATAGACCACTCAATATGAGAAGGAATCTCCACGATCTTGAGTTGGCACCACTTTCCGTTTGCTTCATCCTTTAAACTCTCCACGACCTGAACAAGAAAGATATCATCTCGCTGAATGTCGCCGTCGTGCAATGGTTCCGTCATTGGTATATTGGCCAGAGTGCGATATTCGGAAAGAGCCCGGGTTGAAAGGCTAAACCCACCGTATGTCAAATTAATGACGATCTGCCGCACCTCGCCGACACGTGAACCGTCTGCTGTAAAAATAAGAGTGCTACTTTTATCTGTAGCCGTGACTGAATTATTCATAAATTTTAATCGTAGAAACCTTTATCGTCCAGGTCCTTTTCCATCCTTCGAGCGTTCACAATTAACACAATGACAGTGACAATAAATGCCACGGATACAATGAAACCGGCAACGAGGAGTATTTTAACGAGGATCATCTAACTTTGGAGCTTCGGAAAAAAGCGGCCGAAGACCAGCCAATATCTGAGTGATATCGAAATACTGATCTCTTGTAAGCGCTAATTTATTCACTAAAAATTCGAGGGCCTGAAACTGTTCAAAGGCATAATCAATCTGAGAGATATCAACATGGCTGAGATTCGAGGCAATTGCGGCTCGCCGAGATGCCTGCTGCTTTTCGTTTTTGCCTTTGCGCGCCCAGGATTGTGATGAACTCATATAATATATATTACTCTAATTTCGTGCAATGTAAACAAAATAATGCATTATTTTCAATATTTATTGGCATAAACAAAAATGGTCCGATGGTCTCAATGACCACCGAACCACGTTTTTGTCTGTTTTATTCTCGGGAATAATCGTTTTTCAGAATCACGAATATTCCTAGGACTGCGGCATATGCCACAATGATAGCTATCATATACTCTATCCTTTCTAATCGGAACCTCGATTCAATGAATCTCGGTTGTTTCAAGACTCCTACACTTTATAGGAGTAATTGGTGGACCAGACAGGGATCGAACCTGCGACCTTCTGCTTGCAAAGCAGCTTCTCTACCAACTGAGATACTAGCCCAAATAAATTAGAATGACCAGCTTGTCGATGTGCGCCAACCGAGAATGTGCTTATTCAGATTACCGTCCTGAAGAGCAATCATTCCAACCGAGAACATCTTCCAAGAAGCATCAATTGAACCACCATAATAGGCATTCGTGTATTTGATTTCCTTGAGTGTCTTTGGCAGTGCATCATTCGCATCGGTATAACCCACGAAGATTGCGGTCTTGAGGCTGACATTCTTGCTCAGAGCATGTTTGCTGGCAAATTCGGCTTCAATATTTGTGAGGCGTGATTCAGCATCATAACGAGCAGTGACAAGAGCTGGACCCTTTCCAACGCTCACAAATGGGCGGGAATGGCTATTCAGATCGTATTTGCCCGGATGGTTTTTCATGACATAATTCACACCAACATTCACATCGGCCAAGGTCGAAAAGAACTTGTAACCAGCGCTAAGTGTTGCCTGAGAGAATTGAGCCCTGGACATATCAATATGATTTTCAGCGGCAGCACCAAAGGAGAAGCTTTTCCAATTTGTATTGGCAGCTGCTACAATTGCACCTTTCGAATCTGAAACCTTACCGAAGTCGATACCCTTTTCGCGATATCCAACTGAGACAGTCGTGCTAGCAAAAGCACAGATTGTGAGGATACTTGAGATGATTGACAGTTTAATGAGTTTGTTCATACGTTGCTATTTATATCTACTATGAAGTACTCCATATGATTCTCCTTGGATGGAGACATCCTGACCACTGGATGATGGTAATACGTGTGGGTCAAATTGGGTGCAGAGGTTGGAATTGAACCAACTACCTCCTGGTTATGAGCCAGACGAGCTACCGATGCTCTACTCTGCAAAAAGGGGCGACCGCATTATTCCGTAGCTTGGAACTCAAGATTTGTCATGAACGTTGGCTACAACGTGTATGTTTTGTCCTGATTTTATTTTGTTCTAGGAAGAGTGTTCTTACGCGTGATCAGCGCAGCCTAGGCGGCCAAGTTGCATTCTCCATCGAATGCCGCACTATGCTTAGTCTTCTGTTTATACTCGCATAGTCGAGTTTATGATCGTATGAAATGTCAAAGAATCACTAACCTAGATCTATACTACACTATTTATTCGGAATGTAAACAACAAAGATCAACTTTATTTCATATACATATAACACCATGAGTTCAATGCTTCCATCACTCTTTCAGAATACTCTCTTTGGAGATTATACCTTTACTCTGATGCCAAGCGGAGATATCGTTCTGGATGATCAACTAAGGCCATCTCAGCTCAGAGTCACACCTGGAGATCAATTCGAGGTGGTGATCACTCCGGATGGTGTCATTGTTCTAAAGAAAATGGAGCGGCAGACAGGGATCGAACCTGCGACATCAAGTTTGGAAAACTCGCTCTCTACCAACTGAGATACTACCGCACTAAGTATAAATACATTCCTATGTATCAATATTCTTGTAAAATTAATAAAGTGATTGACGGCGATACTGTTGAGATCGACCTCGACCTCGGATTCAATATTGTGCTTGCTGGCCAACGAGTCAGAATGGTCGGAGTAGACACCCCCGAGTCTCGTACTGCTGATAAAGAAGAAAAGGCTCGAGGCCTTCTGTCAAAGAAGAAACTTGCTGAAAAACTTCCAGCTGGTTCCTATCAAAAGATCAATACTCAGAAACCCGGAGCGAATGACGATAAGTTCGGCCGGATTCTTGGCATCTTCATCCTGGAAGATGGAACAAATGTCAATGAATGGCTCATCGAGAACAATTACGCGGTAAAGTATCTCGGCGAGAACAAAGAACTAGTTCAAGAAGCCCATGCAGCAAATAAGAAAATTCTTATTCGCCGTGGCGAACTTTAAATCTTAGTAACCCACAGATACCATGCGGCAAGATGTCGCAGCGGTAATTGTAGAGAGAGGTGACTTTTCAAGATAGAGGACTTCACCCGGAGCAATCGTCACTGTTGTCGTTGCGGCAGCCGCAGTTGTCACAGTGAGAAGTACCGCGGTGCCATTGTTATTATAGACACGTACGAGCGAAGCGGATCCGACGGTTGATGCCGTTGAAACTGCAGCATCTGTTCCTTGAAGATTGAGAATTGGTGAAATCATTGAATTTTAGATTGAGGTGTAGTCTATTTATATGAATGGTACCGCTACGGGAAATCGAATCCCGATTAACGAAATGAAAATCCGTTGTCCTAGCCGTTAGACGATAGCGGCAAAATTGGCGGAAGGGGAGGGATTCGAACCCCCGGTACCTTTCGGCACGTCAGTTTTCAAGACTGAAGCTATAAACCACTCTGCCACCCTTCCAAATAAATTAGCCGTCGTTTCCGATTGCGGCCACGGGGCATCCTTCCAATGCCTCCATGCACATCAACACTCCAGCCTCTGTTGTGGGCTGAGTATGAACATAGGAGAACCCACCGTCTTCTTCACGAGTAAAGAAGTCAGGAGCAGTCTCTCGGCAAAGGTCACAGTCGATACACTGAGTATCAACGTAGAACTTTCCTAATGCATTTTGTGAATATCTATCTGTAGGATTTGCCATAAATTTAAATTGGCTGCCCGAGCTGGGATCGAACCAGCGGCCAAGTGATTAACAGTCACCTGCTCTACCACTGAGCTACCAGGCAACTAAATGCCGCTTTTTTGCTATGTGCTGGCGGACGTGTAAACTAAATGTTATTTCTTTGCTTTGAGATCAGCAACTTTAGACTGAACGGCTTCGACTGCGGCGGCAACCTTTGCTGCGTTTTTACGAGCAACAAGAAGACCAGCGACGAAACCAACGATGAGGGCGAGGAGTAATGAGAACATGTGTTTATTGAGTTGAGGTTATCTGTACGTATCTATATATGGGAAAGGAGGAGCTGGACATTGTGATCCAGCTCCTCGATTTGTTATTTAGCAGCTATTGCTGACAATTACTGCTTGTTTTCTATGAAGCTATAGAAGCTAGCTGCAAGTGCAAGAGCTTCCTCCTGCCGATTATCCGGCGGGAGTTCGTATGTGTATTTGCTTCCTGTTTTCACGGCTTCAAATTCCGCGGTCATGCGGATTTGCTCGAGACTCGTATGATAGCGATTTTCAGCCAAACCGAGTCCCATTTGAAGTACCTCGAGACGAATCTCGTAGGCGTTTTTACCTGTTGTGTCTTTGCTCATTGTGTGTGTTTCCTTATACCGTGTTATGTGTGTGAATCCCAGAAGACTCACGGTCTGTCTTCTGAAAAGTGGAGCCTCCGGACGGATTTGAACCGACGACATCCAGTTTACAAAACTGGCGCTCTACCAACTGAGCTACAGAGGCGAATTAAATTTCGCGGTAATAAGATTGTGCCGACCGGCGGTATGATCTGCGAAGATCACAGTGCACTTGTTATTTGTTTAAAAGAGGCGCTACCTCAATGACAGCTCTTATTACCGCTGGTCTTCTCCTTAAGGAGGTTAGACCAAAATGTAAATTGGTGGAGGTGAGGGAAGTTGCATCCCTGTGTTCCGAAACTTTCCTCGCAATCACTACAGGTTTAGTATTGTGTGATACGATGGGCTCATTACAATACATCAGAGCACGTCGTTCAAGACAGTGATTCTAAATGTTCTACAATCTTGAGTCTGGAACATTCGAACTCGCAAGATGACGGAATCTTTCCTCAGCGAGTATCAAGAGGATTCCGACGTCTCACTACTGTTTAGGCAGCGAGAGCATATTCAGCATTGAAGTTGCCGATTACTGTTTTTGCATGCACTTTTAAGGTTGTGACATACTTTTAACCACCTGCGATTTTGAAGTCTGCTCCAGAGTCGAATCTAGAACACCCCCATATGTAAAAGAACTAAGTAGCAATACTATACTACTTATATGTAAATGTAAACAACAAAGTGCAACACTTATCCGCGAAAGCCATATTTCTTAATGCCCGAGCGATGGCCCGGAAGAGCCATGTATTGCTTTGCATTCTTAAAACTAGAGCCGGAAAGAACCTGACAGGATCCACCCGTCTTATGATCCCAGACCATAACACCGAATCGATTCAGTTCCTTCTCTCTGAGAGGCTCAGAAGGAAGAAGCCCCAGAGCCTGAAGCCTCAGAGTTTGTTCCGTTTGAGTGTACATTATTGGAAAGACTTTGAAACCTTATAGACGTAGACGTCATATCGAACCGCATCCGCAAGACGGATGTATGAGTATGAGCTTAGGGTGAAAAGTCCTGGTTTCTTAT